GGGGGGGGTAATAAAAAAAGAATAAAGAGGGGGGGGGAATAGAAAAAAGGTTAACCCAGCCTAACTAACAAAACCAGGCTAACCCACGACAAACTTATTCTTTAGCTTTCAATCTTTCAAGTTCTTCTCTCATTGCGATCAGTTCTTGCTTATCTCTTTCAGCTTTATCTTTTCTCTTTTGCTGGAGAGTGTGTGCATTAGCTTTATAATATTCTTTTGCTTTTTCTTTTTCCAGCTCGATTTGTTCAGGAGTTCTGTTATCTCTTTTCTCCTTAGCTTTCTTAAGTCTGTCTTCTCTATTTTTTAAATAACTTTCCCTGTTCTTTATTTTCTTGTCTTCTTTACGATCAAGATAATATTTCCTAGCGTACTCCTTTTCTTTGCTCATGCTTAATCCCAGCCATTGCTGCTCGATTGACCAAACACACTTGTGTCACCTTGTGGTTCAGCAGGTTTAACATATTCTGTTGCAGGTTTAATTGCTACCGATGAGTCTTTCTTCCCATCACGCTCATTAAACCATAGACTGACATCATAGCTTTGCCCAGCTTTAAGAATGATATCCTCTTTAGGTGTGTATTTTTTGTTATATAAGAAAGGCGGAGGGTTCTTCCCTGTTTCTGCTCTCTTGTTGTTCATAGATTTGTAAAAGCCATTAGTTTCTTCTTCGTAAGCTTTCTCGTTTATAAACAAATTTATATATTTTGCTTTTGCCATTTTATGCTCCGTTGTTGTAAGTTAATTCTATATAATGTTTGCCTTGATATGGATCAGGCTTGTCTAATTTATCCTTTGTTAACAATGATTTACAGTATTCCTTTAACAGTTCACTCATGTATAAAATGTAATCTTCGTTGAGCCAAACAGTCCATATTTTTGTGTGCTTTGGTGTCCAACAAACCAAGTCTGTCTTTTTAATTTTATAACCAAGCTTGTTCATTATCATTTGTTGTCCATATACCTGACATAAATGTTCTGCTGGAAATCCATCGTAAGGAAGTTTGTTTCCTTTCTTATCTACTTCAGGATAATTTTTGACACCTGCTGCTGGGCATTTTATTTCAAGCAAAGTTTCTTCTAGAACACCATCAGGCGTTGTAGATATGCTAAAGTTTTCGTACCAATCCTCCACTTGAAAAGATTTCTGATCTTCAAGTATATATTTTGGCATTTGCTTGTTAAGAGTAACCCACTTAGCTAAACCATTAACTTCGTGGGCGTTCCCCCAATCAATAAACTTTGTAAAAGTAATAGGCTTTTCTTCACATTTAAGATCCATTTCCAACTGTTTCTTTCGTGAAACCCTATAACCTAAACAATAGTTTTTAAAACTAGAACTTCTAAGATTTGTTATCATTCTCTAAGTCCTCATTTTCTACTTGTGCTTGTGCTATTCTTTCGGCTTTGCTTTTAGCTTCTTCTTTAGCTTTTTCTTCTTCATCAAATGATGTGTTTGGGGCAAACCCCATAGTGCCATCATCTAGTATTGTTGTGTCGGATTCTGAATACATTCCTGAGCTAGTCAGATCAGAAATAACCCTGTCAAACGCCCTTTTCTGCGCCATAGCGGTTGGATAAGCAATTTTGTTGTTTAGGGGCTGTGCCTCGCCTAGTGCTGACACCTCCTTATCGCCCATTTTACAAGTTACTTGAACCACAACGATACCTTTGGCTATGTTGCACTCTATAACCTCGTATCTACCACTTTCTATACCCTCAATTCTAGCTACTTTTTGCATACCTTGGTGTTTAACTACTGGTTTGCCATGACAATCCCAATAATCACTACTTTTTAGACCATATTTTTTATGCCAAGCTAATTGCTCAGGTGTCATTACATCTTCTATTTTTTTCTTGTCAGTCATTTATTTTCTCCTCGTTTGTTCGCCATGGCTTGTTCTTTGTGCCATTGTGTCATTTTTTGGTCTTCTTTAATTATTTCTTCTTTAACCCATAGCTTAAATTCCTCTAAAGTCTTGCCTTCGAGTTCTTTTTCTACTTCGATTAAGCTCCAAATATCCATGATATCTCCTTGTTTTGTTAGTTATATTAATATTACAAGAAATTTAATCAAAAAACAACTTACATTTAATATAAAATTAATATATATTTATATACATACACACATACATAGAACTATATGTGAGTGTATATATATAAAAATAGTAATATATATAATATATATATATATAAAAACAAGGAGCTAAAATGACAAAAGAAGAATTTGATTTTTTTTGCGAAAACTGCAATCAAGCATACCCCAAACAGATGCCTATGAACCAAACCGAGATTAATTTTATGGCTCACGCTGTGAGTGAGTATGAAATTAAAGAAGTTATGAACGCCCTGGCGTTGCATGTGCAACATTCTGAATGGCGGCCAAAGGTTTGTGATATTACAAAATACTTAAAAACTACAGACCAGCACATTCTGAGCACTTTTCAGAAGTTTTTTGATCACAAAGAAGTTGATGACAAAAAAGCTATTCAAATATACAGAATAATGGGTGGTCAAAAACTAAACAAGATGACAACAAACGAACTAAAAGCAAAGGAAGAAATGTTTTTAAATTTATATAAACAACACGAGGCTAAGGAGAAGTATGAAGCTTTGCCTAAAGCGATTAAACTAAAACTAATTGGAGGAAAGAAATGAGCAGATTTATTAAAATGCAAAAAATAAACAAAGCAGGTGAGGTTGTAAAAGAAATTGACTTCGGTCTAGAGGCTGATCTTAATTATAAACTACTAGTTAAACATGCAGAAGATGTTAAGAACGCAGAAACCAAGGAAGAATACGATAAGTTTTACAAAAGATTAAAAGATTTTGTTTATAAATTATCTATCGACACAGGCAGTACACCTGAAGAAGCTAGAGAAATGGCAGATTTGACAGCTAAAGCAGATGAAATGTTTGGCAAAGCAAAGAGGACAATACAATGAAATTAAATGATGAAATGGCAGAGAAATATTTACAAAATTACAGGGAGCATGGCTTGAACTACGCTTACCATAATGCTGAATTAAGGAAAAACGAATCATTGCTTGAGTTTAAAAAAGCAAAGAACTTGGTGTCAGAAGAATCTCATACTTCTGTTACTCAGGCTAAAGCTTATGCTGGATCAAATGAAAACTTGCGTGAGCTAATGGAGTTTATTGCAATGCACGAACTTGAGAAAGATAAAGCTTATACAGAAATGCACTATTACAGAATGAAGTTTGAGGCTTGGAAAGCTGAAACATTTAGACAAACGAATGAAGAATATTTCGAAAAAAAAGTTTATGCCAAAACTTAGGAGAACCTAGTGAAGCAAAATCAATTAAAAGTAGCCATTGTTAGATCATCATTTTTCGATGGGAGCAAGGAGAAAAGAGTATATTACTTAGTAGGAATATTTGCATTTACAAGTATGAGTAATTTATATTATCTCGTAGATGAAGAAGTAGACCCTCTCCAATGTGAATATAAAGAAATTGAAAGTGGGGGTTTCTGTGTGCAAGACACAATAGATGAAGATAATTTCATTCATCAAGGATATCTTACTTCATCTTTATCTATGATGCACGAAGTAGAAGGAACAGACTGGAAAGATATAAATTATGATTAGGAGGAATGTATGCACAAAGTTAAAGTAAACAAAAACTATAATGGCTTGTTGTCTGTCCGAGATTATGATTGCGTGAAAGCTATACATAATGGGGGTTTGGCTATTGTTCACAAAAACAAAGTGGTTCTTGAGGTTAGTCCTGAATCTTTAAAACACGCTTTAAATGGGAACACAAACAAAGCAAACAAGTCTAAATTTCCACCATACAAAGAGTATAAGTTAGTAGACTTTAGATATAGTAAAGAGGAAAATGAAGACAGACAAAAAAGTTTTTTATAATGGCTAAGAAAAAACCTTCGAAAGAAGAAAAAAAAGACATGGATAGAAAAGCGAGATGGGGGTGTGTCGTGTGTAGAAAAATTGATATCAGTGTAATTACACCAGCGCAGATTCATCACATTAGGAAAGGGGCTGGGTTAGGGCAGCGTGGATCTGAAACAATACCTCTTTGTTATAATCATCATCTCCACCCCAAGTATGGTATACATGGAATGGGCAGCAAAGCTTGGACTAAAATATATGGAACTGAGCATGAGCTTTTAGAATTTTACGAGGAGCACAAAGATGAATAAAGAACTTCTGACTATGTTAGTACCTAAAACACAATCCCTGGAAAAGTCTTCAGGCAGTAATGATTCCATTACAGTAGAAGATATTAACCTAATCCTTTCTTATTCTAAATTGAACAAAGAAGAATATAATTTTTTATTAATGAAGTTTGTGTCAGCAGACACATACAGGAATAGTTTTGTTTCTGAAATAGCTTTAAGGCACATTGATAAAGAACACAAAGTCCTGGAACATTCTTTTCTAAACAAACTGATAAACTTGGCGGTAATAGAGTGTTGCGAACCTAAATGTATTTTTTGTAATGGAGTGGGAACTATTACCACCATAAACAGTATTACTGAATGTCCGCATTGTACTGATGGTATTTTTAATTTTACAGATGAGATTAGAAACGAGTTGTTAAACATAAAAAACTTTTCTGATTACAAAGAAATATATAACAATTTAACAATGATAATTAAAGATATTGAGATATCTGCTTTATCTAAAATAGGTGATACATGAGCAAAGGCTACAGACAAAGGAAATCACAAGTTCCTGAAGAACAGGTAAGAGAACAATGGGAAAAAATATTCAAAAAGAAAAAAAAGAAAAAGGCAGCTACTGGTGCTACAGAGCCACAGTAACCTTTTCAGGTTGTTTGAAAGCTAATACAGAGGCAGAAGCTATACAAAAAGTTATTGCTGATAGTGAAAAGTTGCCTGAAGTTGTTTCTTTTAAAAAATCTGAAGTAAAGGTTAGGCGTTTGCAGAAGAAACCTAATCATGGATTGTACGGAGATAACAAATATGAATGGTGATCTAGTTAGAATAGATGGTTTTGATGATGCTATTGTTGGAATGGCTGATGAATACTTAGGAGAGCCTAGATTGGTTTATGATGTAGCTGCAATGGTTCGTATATTAATGACTAGAGATGGGTCTACAGAAGAAGAAGCTTATGAATGGATTACCTATAATGTTGTTTGTACTTTAGGAGATGTAAATATGCCAGTTCTCATGATAATGGGCAATTCTGATGACTTTGATCACAAAAGCCCCTTCTAATAGGCCCAGGAAGGCGTTTTTATTGCCCTTGGTATACCTAAGTAACCCTTAATTTACAGTCCTTTTCTCGACCTTGTTAGGTTTATTAGAATTGATTTTTTCTTTTTCTTCTTCCATTTCTGCTAATCCCTGGAGTTTTGGTTGCAGATTAGGTATGTTTTTCATTAATCCTTGTAGTTCTATAATTAACTCATCATCTGTCTTCTGATGTGTCTTGTCTACATTGATGTTAATGTTTTGTGAATGGAAATTTCCAAGCTCAAGAAGAAGTTTTGCTGTGTTAAGTTTGACCAGGTCTTGTTTAGAATTTAATAACAAGTCTTGTAATGTTGAAATAGCCATTCCTGATGTAGAAGTAATTCTTTCTTCATTCTTTTCTCTGATCTCGGCTGCGTATCTTTTTTTAAGATAAGCGCCTTGTTGCCTGGGCGATTTGTCTTTAGGATATCCAGCCGCTAAAGCAGACTGGGTTGCGTTCCCAGCTGTTTTGCCTTCACAAAAAGCTTCAACAAATTTCATCTCTGTTTCTTTATCTATTTTCTTTGGCATATTATTGTCCTAATGGGTTGTCTGATCTAGCTTTCATCTCATTAACTTTAGCATTTAATACTGCTATCTCTGCTTTGTTAATGGCAATGTCTGCTGTCAAAGGTTTAATATCAGGAGCTGATTTTTTCTCAAGCACAGCTAGGCGATTAGAGATTTCTCCAAACTTAGAAAAACCACCACCAATAGCAACTACGATTGAGAGTAAAACTCCCCATGTTTTTATATCTTTAAAATCCACGAATCCTCCTTAGATGTTCTTGTGTTCTTATAACTTCATCAACACTTTGTTGAATGTTTGTTTGATGCTGTGCCACAGAGTCGTTGTAAACATTTTGATTCTCAGCATATATATCTCGCAAATCAAGGTATTCTCTTTGGTCATCATAACTACCTCCATCAATATTTAATTGATTATTAAATATGTTATTGTTTGTGTTTCCGTATTGTTCTAATTTAATTGGACTTTCCATAGCTTTTGCAACAATAAGGGAAGTAGCAATTAGTCTTTGATCTACTCGTTTGAGGGTTTCGTTGACTTTCTTTTCTATGGATTCTATTGAAACAGTTTGAGTATCTGCTCTAGTGTTTCTTTCAGCCCTGCCTTCTTCCACCTCAGTATCTCGGCCTTCGAGGGTTTCTTCTCCTTCAGCAACTGTTTCAGTTCCTCCATTTCCTGATTCACTTCCTCCTGTTTCTCCTTCTCCGTTAACCTCATTTACTTCTTCAGAAGCAACTGTAGTTTCTTCTCCAGGCTCAGGAGTATTGCTCTCAGTTTGTTCCACAGCTTCAGGGGTAGACTCTGCGACTGTGCTTTCTTCTCCAGGCTCTGTAGAAACTCTTTCTTCGTTTTCTCCTGGTGCAGATTCATTTCCTCCTCTTGCTGTTTCTTCAACGCTTGTTCTTTCTTCAGCTCCTCCTCGAACTTCTTCAAGTGGAGCTTCTCGCTCAACGATTCCGCTAGAGTTTGAGGTTTGTTCTTCTGCAAAGATTTCTTGTATGATTTCGCCTGTTGGCGTGTTGTTGAAACTTTCTGTTGTTTCAATTCTTTCTTCAAAACTTTCGACTTCTGTTGTGAACGCTTCGATGGTCTTTGGCTCTTCATATGCTACCTCCATAGGTATTTCTTTGAACACGTTAATTGTTCCTATATTAATTTCTTCTTTTTTAATTTCTTCAATAAATACTTCTTCAAACTTTTCAACAAATATCTCAGGTTCTTTATATACCTCAAAAGTAAATTCTTCTATTGGTATAAACTCTACTGTTTCTATTTGTTGCTGTATAGTTTCATCTATTGTTTCATTTATTTCTGATATAGTGCTTTGCTGTTCAACAGACAAAAGACTATGTTCTATAATTAATGTAGGATTTTTTATATCAGGTGACCAGTGAGAACTAGATTGACTGGTATCTGAAAAATCATATCTTACTTTGATGTTGAAGTTAGATTGATTATTAATTCCTTGAGTGTAAGAGTCTGTATAAGTTACATAGCTACCACAATTATTGCCACCACAAGGTGAGCTAACAACATCTCTTACTTGTGTTGTAACTGTACCATCTGCTCCTGTTATAACCTGTGTCATCTTAACTGTAGATTGATAATTGTTCCAATGCCATATGTCACTACCAAAAGTAGATGTCCAACCACCATTCATTTGAGATTTATTAAGGGTGTCACCCAGCATAATAGTATTTTCTAAATACTCACCATGAACACCAGCAATAATTGAACCACCATGACTATGGTCATTAGTTCCTGACCAACCATTGATAGGTGTACTGCCATTAAAATAAGTTTGATTTAAAAGATTGCCTGTTGTTTCAGCAAACAAAGATAAAGGAAATAACAAAGGTATTAAATATTTCATTGTCTTTCAGGCAAGTATATTTCTTGCTCATTGCTCCCATATACTGTCATTGGTCCTAAAGTAACTGAGTGTGTAGCACAACCAGTTAATATTAAAGATAGTAATATTGCTCTAATCATTCCAAGTCATACTCGGTTTAGTTTGAGTAGCTCCTGTTAATTCTTGTTTGCGTTTCTCTATCCATCTAGCTTTAGCTTTCTCACCAATTAATCCATCAATAGGACAAGGTGTACCTGCGTTCATCATAGCTTCCCATACATTTTCATCTTGACACATCAAAGATATTGCTGCGACTTTCATGCCAAGTTTAGCTAATACAGCTACAGATTTTCTTCTCTCGCAATTTGGATCTGTGTAATAACTTCCAAAAGAACCTGAAAAACCTATTACAGTTACTCCAGCAGCTAAAGGTATAACACAGCTGTCTTGACCATATACACTCATGCCAGGGGCTGATGAACTGTTTACAGCAGTTTTAGTATTAGTTGAGTTATTGGTTTCGTTATTCGTTGTGCTGTTAGAACTAGAACCTGATTGATATGTAGTGCTTGATTCATACCCACCTGTAATTGCTGTATTAGAACCAGCATTGTTCGACTGGGTATTCGTGGTACTCCCAGATGAAGTAACATCTCCTATAGCATCAGTTATTCCATAGACTAATATCAAAACTAGCATTACCCATAAGCATTGCTTAGTTATGATTTGCGACATTTCCATTTCCTAAGTGCTAGGGCTTTTCTTGTTGGTTTTCCGTTTTTAACCATAGGGCCTTTAACGCCACCCATTCTTGCACAAAAACTCTTTCTTCTTGCTGCTGCTTTAGAGCCTTTAGGTGCTTTACCTGTTACAGGTCTTTTAAGATTAGCTCCTGTTTTGTTTTTAAAATATTTTCTTCCAGCAGCGTTTAATCCGCCTGTTTTGCTTTGATATTTTTTAGCTACCATTTTATTTCCTGGTTAGTGATCCACCAAAATATAGACCAATGATTGAGAATATTGTGTGTGATTGTAGGTTAGTTATAAAAATTGTGTTGCCTTCTTGAAAGTATGAGGTCTCGTAAGTTTCGCCAAATATCCACCAACCACTACTAGCTTCAGTAACTATTTGATAAGCAACATTAACATCTGTAAATATTGGTGCAACAATTGGTACTACAATAATACTAAATACGCACATAATTGCGATAGCCCTTCTTGTGTGTTTTGTGTGGCTATCTGTAACATTACGAGCTTTGTCAGTTTGTTTAGCTGCAAATCCTGCTCGTTGCATCAACATCTTTTGCTTTTCTTGCTCAGCTTGTCCTTTTTGAGCCATGATAGACATAATGCCGCCTAGAACTGTACTAGCTAACATACTTAATAATTCCATTGGTATCATTGCGTGTACCTCCAACTTAATATTGCTATAACTATTGTTCCAACCCAAACCAGCACTTTTACGCCACCTCTACCTATATTTATAATTTTATAAAGATCAACAATGTCTTTGCTGTTGCGTTCTACAATTTTGGTTAAGGCATCTATTTTTTCAGCTAATTGTTCGTTAGTTACTTTCATTCGAGGTTATTTGTAACCCCTAAGTTTATTCCTGTTTGTGATGCTGCAACAGCCATTTGTTTTTGAAAAGGAACACTAAAAGATTCCATTCTTCTGAGAACAAGATTTGCAGCTTCTTCAGCTTTTTCTTTATTACCTGCCGCAACTGCTGATGCGTAATTTTTTAAAGCTCCTCTAACTTCAGGTCCATATACTCTTGAGGCCATCATTTTGTTTAGAAAATACATTCCGCCTAACCCAGCCAAAGAACCCAACACGCCTCCAGCTGCTAAACCACCGCCACCAAGAAACAAACCACCTACAGCGCTTGGTCCAACACCTTGTGAAAATCTTAGTATCATTGATCTTTGTATAAACTGGTTTAGCTGTGGTGCTCCGTTTAAATATCTAAGCATGTGTCCAAAAGACTCTAATTCTGAATATTTAAAAGATAACCCAGCCTGGTCAATAATTGCAGACATTCTAGCTTTAGTTTCTGCTGCTCCTTTAAACTTACCTATTCCAAATGCTTTCCAAAATTCTCCTATTCCATCATCTGTGCTTCCATTAATATACTTTATAAGAGTATTGTTTAATGCTGAATCAATTTCATCTTGTGCCATTTTTCTAAAAGCTTCTTTGCCTACAAGTTCTCTAAATTCTTTTACTTGTGTAGGCGTTCCTTTTCTAAATAAATCATCAATAAGTTTGGCATCAGGCACATCTGTTGGGCTGCCTCCCATTCTTTCTGTCATTTGTCCTTTAGTAAGTCCTGGAATACCTCCAATTCGTTCTTGAATGGTCATTTTTATAGGAGTTCCTTGTGAATTTTTTTGTACTTCATAATAAGCAGGTTTGCCATCTTTTCCAGGTATTAATTTTGCTTTTAAATCTGAAGCAATACGCTCTCCATTTACATCTAATCTTGGAACTTTTCCGCCAAACAAATCGTCAAATCTTAAAAATCTTTCTGCATCAGCACTAGTTGATATTTGTCTGTGTGCTTGTAAAAAAGATTTTGATCTGTCTAACAAGTTTAAATTATCAACAAATTTTTTATCTGCTAATTCTAATAACTCTAATTGTTCGTTGTTAGAAGATAAACGAAGGTCATCTTTCATATTTGCTCTGCCGCTGTTGTAAGCAGCTCCAATAACCTGTAAATCAGGATCAGATGCTAAACTCTTTTCATAATATCTTATAGTAGCTAAATCATCATTTAATGATTTTTGAGCTTGTAAAAGTTGTTCGCCTCTTGATAAGCTTAGAAACTTTTGTCCTGCTCCGCTAACTTTTTTGGTTGCTAAAATACTTGCAGCATCAAAAAAAGCACCATCTTTTTGGAGTTCTCCCTCTGGACTAGTTCTTTTTATTAAATTTTCTCTAGTGTATTTTTCCGCTTTTGTCTTATTAATATTCATTTCTGTACCATCTTTTTTTACAAACTTAGCTTTTGTGGGTTTGCTTGTGGTTTGTTTAATTTTTCGGTTTTTAAGAAATGTATTAAATTCCTCTAATAAAGCTGAATTTTGTTTAATTTCGTTATAAGAACGAGTTCCAAATCTTGTAGGTAAAGTTCCACCAAGCGGTATTTCCCCATCATTTAATTTAAGTATAAGTTGACTATTAATATCATTATTACTAGCAAAAATAGTTTTTCCTTCTTGTGCAGGAATAAATCCTTCTATGCCTGAGTCTTTTTTGTATAGAGGAAGCAACATGCCATCTATATCTATAAAATCATCATTAGCATTTTTTAAAATTGCTTCTGCATCTGCTACATTTCTAAAAACATTTTCTCCAACTTCTTTCTCTGCTAGTCTTTGTGGAGAAAAAAGAAGATTAAAATACAATCCTGTATTAGATGCTTTTTGATCTAATATATCTGTAATGCTTCTACCTCTTGAAAGAGCAATACTTTCTGTGTTATTAATGTTTAGCCACCAATTTCTTGTAGCTGCAAAATCATTCCCTGCTAACCTTTTTGCAAAATCTTTATCGTTATTAACAGCAGATTTCATTAAGTTATAAGTTGCTTCTATTCCCTCATTTCTTGAACCCTGTTCTCTTAGAAATCCTGACAACATACTTATATCTCTTAAACTTCTTTCTTTTACACCTTTTTTTAATCTGTATTTACCTGACTCTAAAACAAAGTTACTACTAAAAGCACCTAAAGATTGCTCTAAAGTTGTGTTTGATCCAGGCGTAACACCTTCGGTTATTCTTTTAAAAATGTCTTTTTTAATTAACTCATAACTTTCTCTCTCAGGTGTTCCTAAAATAGGAGTCCTGGCTAAAGCTTGTATTAGTGATCTGACTGTATCATTTTGTATTAACATGCTGTATGAAGGTTCAATGCCGTTGTTTCTTAATTCTTGTAATAATTCATTAGCAACTTTTTCTTGTTTTATTAAATAACCTCCACCAAAAGCTTTTAACCTTTGTCCTGTTGGGCTGTTAATAATTTTATTTCTAGCTCCTTTACCCATTCTATTTAAAGCTTCGGTTGTTTTAGGAGATATTTTTCCTGCTTCTTTAGCAAGAGAGCCTATGGCTGGTATGCTTTTTAAAATACCTGCTGTTAAACCTGTTACAATCGCTCCTTCTGTAGCAGCTTCTTTTCCTATCTCTGACCATGATTGCGTTGGCATACCATCAGGAGCTGCAAGATCAGCTATTAATCCATATAAAGCTGTACCTGATGCACTACCTAAACCTGAACCAACGGATTCAGCAACTAACTTAGTACCTACTCCTGCTGGGCCACCAACATAAGGAATAATTCCTCCAATAACTGCACCACCTATTTCTAGCGTAGGTTTTAGCCAAGAAGGTAAATCGTTTGGATATTCATCAGGGCCTATAACACCTAACTTAATTCCCATTTTTCTAGTGTTTTCGTAATACTGTTCTGTTGTAATTCTTCCTGATTGTAATAAATCAGAACCCATACGCTTGTGTGTGTTAAACATATTTTGAATTTCTTGCATTTCTGTAAGATCCATTTTAGAAGCAGTATCTGCTCCAAAACCCATTAATTGTTTAGTTTCTTCTTCCCTTTGTTTTCTAGCTAATTCTAAGGGCGTATCAGGCGTTGTTTGTGTTACCATTTTATTCCTCTAAAAATTGATTATAAGCTAATTCCATAGCATCTAAACCTGCTTCATCTGCTTCTAATTCTATTCCAGGAGTAATGCCTTTAACTCCATAAAAAGAATCAACGCTTAATGATCCATCTTGTGGCGTAACTCCTTTAAAACCTTGTTGAACAACATCTAATCTATCTATCATGTGTTTTACATTGGCTCTTGTTTTGACAAGGTTTGCTTGTGCAGCACTTCCAGCTTTAGCATTAGATATTTGTCCATCTAATTCGCTTATTCTTGATGCAAAGTTGTTTCTAATAACTCCGTATCTAGCTCCTGCTTTAGCATCTCCATTAAAATAACTAGATGGTATAAGTTCTATAATTTGCTGTAGAAGAAAGTTGTTAGGTTTACCTCTCCAGGCATCTGCTGCTGTTGCTTTTATATCAAAGTTTATTTGTTTTTTTGCAGCGTTAGCAATTTGTGATTCATAACCACCTGCTGGGGCTAAACCTATAGCAGAACCAATATCAGCTATACCTGTTTCAGCAGCATCATAAATTCCAAAAGCTTCTGCAATAAGAAGGTCTTGGTTTTGTTCTTGTATAGAATAAGTCCTTTCAGGAACAGTAATATCTTGACCAGCTCCTGTTATTTCTTGTGTTAGTTTTATATTTTCTAATTGCGTTTGTTCTAAATTAGCTTGAGCTTGTCCAACACTAGCCTCTCTTAGTCTAAGTTTATCAGGCATTTTGCCGCCTTGTGCTAAAGCATCTCCTAAACTATCTCCTCTCGCTCCTGCTAACATAGCTCCTATTAATTGCATGTTAAAATCTTTTTGATAAGCCATTAGAACCTCCTCTTATATGGATCAACATATTGAACATTTGCACCTGCTTGTCCTCTAGGGATTCCAGCTGCTGGTGCTGCTGTTTGTTTATTATCTAGTAAACTTTGCATTAACATAATATCTCCTAAAAGACCTACAGCTCCTGTTATGCCTCCCATTTCATTTAAAATGCCACCTGTTGCTGCTTCTCCTGTTGCTTGTCCATACTGTCCGCCTGGTAAAAACATTTTAGAAACTTCAGGGTCTAAAACTATTCCGCCACCAAGAGCATTTCTAGTATCTCGCATCATTGGATTAGATTGCATTACATTTTCTCCTGTGTATCGCAAACTATCAGCTGTTGGTGTTCCAACTTGTCCATCTCCTGACAAAGTCATACCTGCGTTAGTAACTGTTTGCTGTAAAGTGTCGCCTCCTTCAAAAGCACGACCTTCGAGATTTGGCCCTGGAGTTCCACCTGGATTGTATATTCCTCCACTTCCAATATTTCTAAAAGCGCCTGTGTCTGCATCTTTTCCTACATTAAATTTATCTAATCCAGTATCTGTTAAATCATTGAGCCCAAATGCGTATTTATCTCCAATTTTATTTAACCCTTCTTGATATTTAGCAGTTTGATCGCTAAAAGGATTAACTCCTGGGCTGTTGTTTTTGTTGTATTCTTTTACTGCTTCTCGTCCTTTTTTAAGCTTTTCTTGTCCTTGTGCGTTTAAATCTGAAGCAATTAATTCTCCATATTTTGTATCTTGACCGCCAAGTCCTGCTAAATTTCTATCTAGAGTTCCGCCTCCGCCTACATCATATTCTTTCAAATCAGCAAAACCGACTCTGTTTTCCCTAACTAAATCACTTCCCATATTATAATTTGGGTTAAACCTAATTTTTTGTTGTGTTGCAGGTAAACTATAGGTTGGTCTTCCTTGAGCGTTGTAAGTAATATTTCCTTCTAACCTAGAACCAGGCGTATAAGTAGATCCAAACTCTCCTTGACTTGGAATATTTGGGGTTGGGTCAAACATTCCAGGCTTTCTTCCTGCTCCTGGCACAATATTTCCATCAACAACAGATGCTCCACTCATTAATTGATTTGTTAATAATCCTGGATTCATGTAAGAAGGTAAATCAACCGCAGGAATATCTCCAACAGCAGGTGAACCGATAACTTGCCCAACTTTAGGAGCATTAGGATCTACTGGATTAAACATACTGTTGTAAGGATCTTGTATATATTGTTGATAAAGACTTCTATTAGCGTCTTGTTCTAATTTAAGTCTTCTTGCTTGTTCTTCTAGTGTTGTTGCCATTTTATCTCCTGTTATTCAAACAAACTTCCAATTAAATAACCTGCTGCTGCTCCTACTGGACCTGCCGCAGTTCCTAATTGAGTTCCTAATGCCGTAGCTCCAAATGCTGCAGAACTCCCATACAAACCACCTGCCAACGCAGCACTTGAGTTTATAAGTCCAGGGGCTAGTGCACTTTGTCCTGGCATTTCAGTTTTAGAACTCGAACTTCCTGGCAAGATACTACCTGCTACTAAGTTTGAGTATTGAGCTAATGCAGAACCTGGTGCTTGTTGTCCAAATTCAAACCTTGCTCTACGATCATTAATTGCTTGTTGTATTCTTGCTTGTTCAGCTCCGCCCACACTTGCAAGTTGTTGTGCTGGAATTTGTAGGGCTGCTAAAGATTGAGGCGTAGTTGCTAAAGTTCTAGTCTGAGCTTCTAGTGCCTGTCCGTAAGCATTGTTATAAAACTGTGCTGACTGATCTGATGCTTTTTGTAAATAATCAGATATAACATTTTGTTCTAAAATAGCTTGTCTTGTTCCGCCTAACTGTCCAGCAGTATTAGCTCCTCGTCTTGCTTGTGTTAACAAACCTGTAGCACCTTGGTAGAGAGGTCTAAGTGCTGCTTCGTTTGCTGCTGCTAAATAAGGGTTGTTTGCTAAACCTGATGAACCTGCAAGTTGTTCTTGAAGTGCAGGAATCATTGAACCTGTTACGGCTGATTGTCCACCTAAAGCTGTTTGTTGTGCTAAGGCTTCTGCTTGTAATTGTAAATCTACTGGGTCAGCAAAAGTTTTATTAGGAAAATATTGTAAAGGAGTGTCAACTTGATTTGACGCTCTTTCATATACATCTGTAATATACTTTTGTTGTCCTTCCCAGGGTGTTGCTGATTGTATGGTGTTTGTTCCACCGCCACTTCCGCCCATAATGTTGTCCTCTCTAGTGAACTGTTGTTAATTCTTTTCCTAGCACAGTATATATTTCTCCATATCCTCTGCTTCCTAACTTTTTAATAAATCCTTTTCTGCAAAACATTTCTACTGAACTGCAATTCATGTCTTTTGCCCATTCCTCAATAGTGTCAATTAAATCTACCCAATCGTCAAAATCTTTGCCGCCTAAAGTAACTATTCTACAAGTCTTTTTATTTGGATAAATTTGTATTTGAGTTGTAACGACTGCGTGTATTTCTCTTTCGTCATTAAAAACAACCCATATTTGCATTTCTTCTGTTAGACAACATCTTTTAATGTCTTCTAAAGAATATTCTTCTTGGCTTTTGTTGTTGCCTAATTCTATAAAAGGCAAACATTCTTCCCAAATCATTTCTACTTCCTCTGCTGGTATGCCTGATAAATACATCACCCTAGTTTTACCCAACTTCCTGCTGCATTTCTAAAGTAAACTCCTTCGCCACTTCCTGGATTAAAATTAGATCCGTCTGCATATACTATATCTCCTTGTTTAATTCTGCTTGGAGCTGCATTTTTAACTGCAATGTAAGCTATTGGATTTTCTTTTAAAGCTCCTTGTAGTTTTATCAACTCCTGGAATATGTATTGTGGTAAATCTTCAGGGTTGTTAGGTACTGGTGCTGGTGTGTATATAGGTGCTTTAGACATTTAACAAACCTGCATTGTTAACTTTGCTTCTTCTTCTTCCTACTTCTTCTGATAATCCTTTAGAAAATTCTAAAGCTTTTACTTCGCTGTCAAAACTAATAAAATCTCCAAGTTTTTCTGCTTGTGCTTTTGCCTCATCAGGAGTTAAGGTTACTAACCTTCCACCTATACTTCTTATAGTTGGATATACTATCCATTCTCCTGTTTCGCTGTGCTTGTCATGAGATGATCTAATTGTCTCGTTGTTTTCAGTTGTTGGTGTGTTTGGGTTCAATGCTCTTTTTGCCCAACCATAATTAACTTCTGCTGTATTGACAAGTTCTGCCATAGTTCTATCATCTTCAGTAAAAGAATCGTAAGCTGCTGAAGCTAACATTCCGCCTGTTGCCAGTAATCCTAGTCCAGGCACAACACCCATAGTCCTTAATGCAGCTGGATTTCTCATAAAATTAATAGCTTTTTGATACATAGGTCTGTCATCAAGTAATGACATCTGTCTTGGCCCAACAAAACCTTGAGGGTTTTTACTACCACCAATATTCATTATGTTTCTCATTTGTTGATTTTGAGCATTAATGTTTTGTTGATTTCTATAATTTTGCATTTGCTCTTGCATTGTTGCCATTATCTTTCTCCTAAGACCTCGTATTCTATATCATATCCGTTTAATTCAAATGTAGTTGCCGTTGTGTTTTGAAACTTAATAGCTATGTATTTACCTGTTGCTCTAGCATCTACTTTATTTTGTGTGTCAGGGTTTATAGTTTGTTGTGCTTTGTAAGTGTATGTACCATCAGGGCTCATTGAACTTCCTACAAATACTTCAGCAGAGCCTGTTCCTGAAAACCTTGGTGTAACTTTTCTAACCTGTACTACTGTGTTTGGGTTATTGTCAAGAACCAAACCTTTTCTTTCTAACAACATAGTAAAGTTGCTTCCTGCAAAATCAAATCCTTGATCTGCTCTATACAATCTAGTATCGCTAGTACCTGCCATTAACATAGATGTTTCTGTAGGGTTGTAGGCTCTTTCTCCCCATGATTCAGTTGTGCTGTAAGCTATCCAACTTTGCGACTGACCTGACCATAAAATGCTAGTGCTTCCATCTGAGGTAGGACTAACCACTCCAAGACCAATTCCAAGTATTCCTGGTAAATCTCTAAAACTAAAACCTTGAGTGTTGTAATTGTAAACCAAACATCTGTTGCAGTTTACTGATCCTACTCTAGGATAAGACACCCATATTTCGCCTTTTTGTATGTTGTGTGTAACAAAAGTGTTAGCAAAATTTGTTCCATCTATATCGCTAAAAAAGTCATTTTTAATTATGTTGTTAGCAATAGAGTTTTTAGTTACTCCGTTATGCACAATTATATCTCCATTAGTTACAACAAAGTGATTTCCATTAAATTCTGTTACACAGTTTTTAGATAATATTCCTGTATCACTAAAAAGCTTTTGAAAGTTAAATACTAGTTCCGTACCTTCATAAGTCATAATCCAGGTTGTTTTTTCTTTGTAAATAATAAAAGAACCCTTTAACTGAGCTCCATCAATTATAAAATCTCCATTATCACCAATAGTAGCAGCACCTGCATCATTAGTTGCTCCAGCTGTCCATGTGCTAGGTAATGTTAAGTTTTCTGCTGAATCACCCCATCTAACTTTATTGGGATAATTAACAGATGATTCTGTTAAATTTAAAGCTATTAAATAGTTACCATAAGGTCTAATAGTTTTACATACTGTATTCGATGGCCAGTTAGTTAAATCTGTAAAATTATTTGATCCTAAGTTAGCCAGGCATTGTGGATCGTCAACTCCGTTGTTAAATATTGGTAATCCATTAAAAACAGAAGTATCCCAGTTTCCTACTGCTGTAAGATTTACAGAATAATCTGACGCTGTTCTAGTAAATTCAGTATGTGTTGAGCCATCTGTTCTGTATATCTTTGCAGAACCTGCGTAAAACCAATAGTTGTTTTGACCTGTTGCCCAGTTTAATACTTGATAAGGAGCGACTGAAGGATTAGCTACTGGAAAAGGATTGTCATGTCCTGAAAACTTTTTTGCTGCGCCTTCTCCAAATCTTGTATTTTGTGAGTGTGAGTACACTTCAGGCGGCAAAGCTGTTGGGTTTACATCTTTGTTAACTCCTTTGGGTATTCCTGATTGAAAAACAGCCATTACGCAGTTCTTCTCCACATGTATGCAACGATGTATGGTTGCAAGTTATTGTGTGCTCCACCCCCACCTGTTGCTGCTGATGTAAATGTTTCTGCACTTGAGGTGCTATCAGGGAATAAAGCGTGGTCGTGTGAACTACCACCATTTTGTGAAGAATCTAAATTAAAATTATGTGTATGAGATGGTAATTCAGAAGTTGTTAAAGTATGTGTTTTAGAACCACCAGTTTCTTGTAGTGCATCAAAATCACTATCACTCGCATCATAACCTACAATTACTTTACCTGTTCCAAAAGCTACCCAAGTTCCAAACCCTAATAATGTTCCAGGGTTAGTTGTAACGGCAGCGTTAATATAAATAGATCCAACAGGGTATACCGCTTGTAAAGTTGTTACTGCGTTTCCGCCTATTGTTAGAGTTCCTGTTGCTGTTAAATTTCGTATTCCTGTAATATCTTTACTAGCATCTGCTGTTACCGCTTTTGAGGCTTCTACTGTTCCAAGTGTTGTTACATCTACATAATTTAATTCTGTTGTATTTGCTGTAACGCCATCTAATAAATTTAATTCTGTGTGCGTTGAAGTAACTGCTCCAGTAATACTTGGAAAGGTTGCTTTGACTGTAGATTTTACCAATCTTATATGGTCATCACCCTCGTTAACTGGGTCTCCAGCTACTGGGTTTGAGCTATTTAAGTCTGATATATATGTTCCTGTTTCTAATCCCATTTAATTTTCTCCTATATAGCTAATGCTATTGTTCCGTTACTTCCTACTATTGGGTGGTCTGCAAACGCCATGTATAAATATATATTACCATCACCATTTGCTTTACCATCTGTAGTTGTAGGTCTAAATCCAGTTGCAGTTATATTTACAGTACAGTTTGTGGATGATGTGTTATCACTAAATTTAAGTGTTCTTGTTAATGTACCACCTACACCATATCCAGTTACTACTGGTGATTTAACAAACCAATCTTCTGTGTCATCCCATTTTTTTATCATTAACCATTTTGGTCTAAACCCACAATAAATATATGAACCATTAGCATTTCCATTACCTTTATATAATCCAAATTTACTAAAACCATTAATTTGTGTAAAACAATAAGCAATACTTGCAGCACCACTAGTATTATGATGTGATTTGTTTCCTATAGACCATACTGAACTGGTAGGTTTGGTATCATTCCAACCACCGACATCATCTTGATTAGCACCAGTTGCAGCAAATTGTATTAAGTCTGTTTCGGTGTCTGTGTAATATAAGATATCTCCTATATATACATCTCCTCTATCTGCAACAGTTGTAGATTTTCCTATTATAAGTTTTGGAATAGCTCCTAGTCCATGTCCAATCGTGCCATTAGCTCCTGTACCTGTATAACTACATATACTTATACCAGCAGTTTGATTAACTTGTACTTCGGCAGAAATAGAACCTGTTGTATTTGTTACTTCTGTACCAGCATTTATTTTCCAACAAGCTGCTAAATAATTTTGAGTAGCAGCGTTAGTATCATTTATGTTTCCTGTTAGAGTAAATCCATCTGATGTATAACTAGCTACATGAACTGTTGTATTATTTGCATTGTTTCCTGATGGAATCCAGTTTTGTCCTGTACCTTCTGATGAGTTATTAAGCAATGGGTGTCCACTACCATCATATCTTTTAATCCAAAGAGCATCAGGTTTAAATTGCATACCATTAATTGTAGTAGTAGTGCTACTACCAGTCCATCTAGGACAGTCAAAGTGGTCGTGTGGTTGAAATGAAATATATGCCATGTTATCTCCTATCCGTAATCCTTAATATTCTTTGTACATACTGAATAAAATCCAGCTAAAGGAGAATATTCAAATGTTCCATTGCCACCATTGTCTGCGACTCCTGATGATACTGCTGTTGTTCCAAATCTTCCCTCGCCAAAGTTGACTTGACATTGAGGTGCACCTAATCCAAATAAAGATACTGCTGGTATATAAAATTCATCTCCTACAGTAAAGGTAAAGTGTGGATATGCTCCTGTGTTAGGAACACCTACACCACTACCACTATTCATAACAGTACCATTAATACCCCACCATGCTTTACCATTATCTAAATCTAACCAACATTGGATAATATCTCCATTTGCTGGGGTAACTCCCATATCTGCAACAGCATCAGCATTGTTGTGTCTTAATTTGGCAATGTTATTACCTGATGTGTTACCAGCACTAAAAGCCCATGAGTTTCCATTACCATCAGAATCATCGCCAAGCTGTTTACTTCCTCTCATGTTCTGTGTTAAATCATCACAACCATTTCTAGCAAACCCAACATTTAAATACCCAGCTTCAGTAGAGTATTTAGTTTCCCAATACCACTTCCCTTTATTCATACCTAATGATGCAGCAGTTATTCTCCAATTATAAGAATCGTTAGTATGGTCTATCTGTGTACCAGCTTTGCTTATAACATTTTGTTGACCAATGCCATTGTGTAAATAATTATATGTTGCAAATAAATTACTAGGTGTTGATATAGATTGTTTTAAATCTCCATTTACTGTAAAATCATTCGACTGTCCTGATGAGTCTGTACCTAATGCACCACTGTTTTCAAACTTTAAAAAAGCAGAGTTATCTGCTGAATAAGTAACAGAGGGAGTTAAAATCGGTTTCCATTCTCCTGTTGTACTATCAGCTTCTCCAAATACTGTTGGGTCATATGACTGTCCCTCAACTATATGAACATGAGCTAAGTGTCCATCCCAGAAATTTTGAGATGATGAGCCATGTCTTGCACCAACAAGTGTTGCATTACCTGATTTAAACACACCTGTATCTGTATTTTGGTTTGGTGTTGTTGAATAAGCCCATGATGTTAATTGTTCTCCATTAACATACATTCTAATTCTATCTCCAGCAGTAGATTGTGTTGTATCTACTCTCAATACTATGTGATACCAAGATGTAGTATCTAATAGTTTTCTAGTAGATTGATAATTAGTTACTAAGGAACTGCTTGTCGTATTGATAAATTTTAACAATCCATCTGCTTCTATAGATAAACTTCCATAATTAGCACTATCATCTTCAACATCACTACTAAAAATTGTTTTAGAACCTACTAAACTACCAATCTTACACCATGCTGATACTGTGTAAGTTTTTTGATTACCTGATGATGATACTGCTCTTGTTAAATATGAATTTGCCATTAGTTAAATTGTCCTGAATTATTCATACCGACTGATATGGTTATACTAAATGCTCTGTCTGCTGTTTGAGCTTCTGCATCTGTTGCTCTTAATGTAAAGTTATAAGTTGTTTCAGATGTTGGGCTAGGAGCTGTTCCTGTTATTGCTCCAGTCGATGAGTTCAAAGTTAAATTCATGGTACTTGCAGGTGTGTCAGTATTACTAGTTAGCACACTTGTCGTTTCACTAAACGCTACTGTTGAGTCTGATGAAGCATCTACATCTAAAGATACTGATGCTCCTGCTGCTACTGTTCCTATGCTTCCAGCAGATGTAGACCATGTAGGTGCATCTGATACTGTAAGTAATGCTGAACTTGAACGAACTGCTAAACCATCAGGGTTCTCAACTCTTATAAAATATGTGCCATCTGTGCCTATTGTAAAGTTTGCAACTACTGTGGTTGCATTAGTAAATGAAACTGAGTTTGGAGTAAAGATTGCTCCTGTAGAACTTATTGCTTCTACATGACAACCATTTACAAAATTTGTACCTGTTAAAGTTATCGAGGTAGCATTATTAGTAATTGTGCTTGGGCTTATACTGCTTACAGTTGGAAAGGTAACCGAAGAAGCTGTTGCTGCATAAGTTGGCAACCCACCATCTACTGTTAAAACCTGTCCTGTGCTACCAATTGCAAGTTTTGCAAGTGTACCTGAAGCAGAAGCATAGATTATATCTCCTGTAGTATAAGATGTAATATTTGTACCACCACTAGCAACAGCTAATGTTGCAGATAAACTTGCAGCAGAACCACTTGTATTCTGATTACCTGCTGAGTTTACACCAGGCAAATCAATATTCGCTGTGCCATCAAAAGATACGCCACCAATGTTCCTTGCAGTTTCTAATGCTGTTGCAGTTGCTGCATTTCCTGTAGTCGAACCTGATGTACCTGAAGTATTACCTGTTACATTACCTGTAATATTTCCTGCAAAAGTTCCTGATAATACATCTGTGCTTGAGTTAAAAGTTAATCCTGATGCTGTCTTTGGACCTAAATCCCCAGTCGCTGCCGTTGTAAACAAGGGAAAACAAGTAGTGTCTGATGATTCATCTGCAACTGTAATTGCAGTAGGTACATAACTTGATGATGCTTTTGCATCTAATTGTGTTTGTATATTACCTGATACATTGTTTAAGTATCCAAATTCTGTATTTGATATTGTGCCATCATGTATTTTAGTGGCATCTATTGCTGCACTTGTATTAACATCTGCATTGACTATAACCCCTGTGCCAATCGCTGCTGTACCTGTAACATTGCCTGATCCATCAAAAGATGCTGAAGTCCATATAACATCTCCAGTCATTCCTATTGTGCGACCTGTAGCTAGAGCCGTTGCCGTACTTGCATTTCCTGTTACAGCTCCTGTTACATTACCTGTTAGGTTTCCGATAAACCCACCACCACCTGTTATAGTTCCTGAAGTGGTTAAACTGGTTGCTGTAACTGCTGGTAAGTTAGCTGCTAAATCTGTAATTGTTAATTTAAAGTTAGATCCTGAATAAGCGATAGCAAATACAGATTCTGTATTAGGGGTTGTTGTTGCCGTTAAATCACTAAATTTTTGTGTTGCCATTTATTGTTCAGTCCATGTTGTAGTTGCTGTTGCTGGAACATCTTGCCAGTCATCAGGAGCTATGACAACTCCCCCTTCTTGTTGAAACAGTAAACCTGCTTCTGTTACTAATAAATCCAAATTATCTTCTGTTTCAAAATATCCCTCAGATGTATTTTGTATAATACTCCATGTAGTTGAACTTGAAGAAACTATAGTCCAGGTAGTCATTAATATAATCCGTAATCAACTCTTGTTACAGGTGTTGTGCCTGAGTGCCTATCCCTTTCGTTAGATGCAATAATATCTACTTTTGCTCTATCATAAAATTGCTGCCAAACTGTTATTCTTTTATCATTCATAAGATAAGGTTCTGCTTCCACCAACGCTCCATACAAATATGCATCAGGGTGGTTTGTAAGCATATCGTTTGTAGTATTAGAATCTGATAAAGCAGCAAAGTGTTTGTAATAAGATATTTCTATTTCATAAACGCCATCAGGAATAGGTCTAATTTGTATAGTATTTCCTTTAATTGAATAAGCTTTTGGGCAACCTACGCTGCTACCTGCTTGTAATCTATCCATTATTTCAGGAGTTAAAAACTCCAAAGGTGTCTTTGTGTTTGTGTTAAGCTTTATGTTACGCATAGCAACATAGTTATCAGGTAATGAATAATATTCAGTATCAGCTATAGTGTTAGCTGTTACTCTAGTTTCCATTCTTCTGATTTTAAAATCTCTTTTATGTCTTGTTTCAGCTAAAACTATAAAATCAGGAATTACATCTGTTAAATCACTTCTGTCTAGCCAACTAGCTATTGCTGTTTTTAATTCTGCATAAGTTGATATTGCCATTATATTACCCTAGATGTTGTCTTTAAATATTTGTAATCAGGACTGTTAAGTAGTTTCTTAATAGCCTTCATGTCTTGTTTTTTATTTATGTCAATTCCAAATTTAATCTTCCATTCTTGTGCAACCATTACAGGTATTCTTGCACACAAACGAAAGTCATCTCTCATGTGATGATCTTCCTCTTGTAGTCTTTTATTGTTTTGTATCAATTTAGACAAATCAGGGGATTTGTATTGTATTGCAAATTCCCCTGAATGTTCTGAAAAATGAAAGGTCTCGCCATCTCCTAGCCTTCTTTTCATTTATTCACTAAGCTCCTGGACAAAAACAGTAGGTGTTCCACTACCATGGATAGTTGCCATTTTCATGCCACCATCTATTTTGAAGATGATAGATTCATCTCCTGCCATGTATATTGAAGTAGCAACCACTGCTGTAGGGTTCGCTCCGAACTCAATAAATACAGGGCCAGTAGTTGTTACTCTTACATATTCAATACTAGCATTGAAAGCTGATGTTTGTGCCGAAGTTCCACTTGTTGTTCTTGTGTGATTCGCTATTACTCTGTAACCACCTAACCAATTTGCCATGTTTATCTCCTAATTACGAATGTTACTAATAGTTTTTTAGCACCTGTAGAACCACCATCTGTAATCATCTCGATTGTTCCATCTTCTTCAACTCTATTAGCTGCTGTAGGTTCTGCTGAATCAACATTACCTGCTGCCGAGCCTGAGTGTGCAACTGTAATGCCACCACCTGTTACAGCAGTACCACCAATTTCAAAACTAATAGCAGCGTTCCCACCACTTATAGCTCCTTGTAGCGCAGTAATAATTTTAATAATTCTGCCACCATCAGGAATAGCTACGAATGTGCTTGATGCAGTAGATATATCTTCTATCTCTGCTGTTACAAAATAATCGTTTAATGTTCTCATTAAATATTCTCCAAATTAATAACCCTCGTTCCGAAGCGATACTGTTCTTCAAGGTCATTATTAATGTATCTAAGTGGGTGGAGAAAACATTGGAGTGCAAAACCCCACCCTTTTTACCAACTACGAGGAAAGTAAAATTTTATTATGATGTAGTTAAATCAGCGATTTTACCATTAGCTGCTTCATTTTTAGCAACTAAAGTATATTCTACTATTAATTGCTTCTTGTCAGCATCACCAGTTTTCGCTAAGTCTTGTACACCGAAAGGTCTTAAATATGCAACTGACCACATTTCTGTATCAACCACAAGTGCAGTTCTTCCTGAACTTCTTAAGATCCTATCAGCTACTACTCTAACTTCACCGAAGTCTGAAACATAAACATCAATAGTAGCGACTAAACTTCTATCTTCTGCCATGTCCATTCTTGTTGAGTTACCAGTAAAGCCTGATACTTTTTGTTTGTTAAATGAACCAACTAACAATAGATCAGGATTACCTCCTTCGTCGTAACATTTTTTTAAGTTAGATTTTAAAAGAGATTCTGTTAGTACTCTTTGAGTACCATCAGTAACTGCACCAGAGCCACTTGTAGAACCACCAGTTCCATGAAGTTCATTAGTAGTAATCCAAGACTCATAAGCCCTTGAAGCACGACCTGTTCCTGAAGAACCTGCTGCCGCTTCTTGTTTACCAGTCATGTCTAGTTCCATATCTCTTTTTAGTTCTTTACCAGCTTTAGCTATTTGATAAGCCATCTCTGATGTTACACCAGCTTTGTTAACAACTTCTTGAGTACCAGTAACTACTACAGGTTTTGTAGAAATCTGCGTGTGGTTGAGTAGTCTTGTTGTTGCTGTTAAAGCTCTGTTTGGAGAGTCATCACCCTCAATTACTAAGTTACCAGCTGCTGCTGCTAAACTATCTGTTTGCCATTCATGTTTTGTGCCATTAGCTGAACCAGTACCAATGCTAGACATAAATGGGGTTTCTGTTGGTGAGATGTTATAAATAACATTCGCCAAGTCTTCTCTCTTATTGTTACTATCAAAAGTTTCATAAGAGTTACTATAAATTGCCATTTTTGATTACCTATATTAAAAAAGTTTTGTATTAGGCTAATTGTTGAGTAGGCTTTCAATAACGCTTTTAGCATCATTAACATGCCCAGTCTTCCTTAACCTTGCTCTTTGTGCTTTAACTTTGTCGCTTGAAACCTCATCTCTTGTTGCAGGTGTACCAGGCTTAGTAACTTTAGGAACAACCTTTGCTTTCTTTCCTGAAATCTTGGCTGCCAAAAGGTTCTCGTATAGCATGGCTTTATGAAGAACATCTACAGACCTTGCGTCAATTAGGCTATTAACTTCCTGTTCAGTAAATCCTTTTTTTACTGCAAATCCTTTTATCTCTTGTTTGAGTTTAGGGCCTTTGCTTGGATCTGCCCATTCAGGGAGTCTTTGTGCCATAATTTCTTGCTGTCTTGCAAGTTCATCTTGCCATTTTATTTGAGCTTCTTGCTGTGATTTCTGAATGACTTGTTGTCTTTCTTCTTCTACAGACCTTTTGCTGTCCTGAAGTTCCCTATACTGATCTCTCTTTAACATATACTCAGTTGGGTCTTCTTCCTTGAGTTTAGTCCAATCAACAGTTTTAAACTCATTAAGTTTAGCATCTGCTTGACTATCAAATTGTTCAAGTTGCGACATGTAACGCTGTCTTTCTTGTTGAGTCGCAGCTAATTCATCATCAGCTTTTTTGCGTTGCTCTGCCAATACTTGACTTTTTCTTGTGTAATCAGCTTGTCTACTGTAACCTGCTTGAAGTTCATCAAGAGTAACCTCTACATCTTTACCATCTACTTTGATGGTGTATGTGTCAGGTGTCTGACTTCCTTCCGTTTGGTTTTGGTCTACTAAATCATCAGCAGTCAATCCATCAGGATTTGCTGCCTCTGTTTCAACTGATTCGGACTCCATGTCCTGTGCAGAAACTTCTTCCGTTGTTTCTGTTTCTTCTTGGTCTTCTGTGCTTTGCTCCGTTGGAGTGCTCATCATACCTTGAAGTGCTGCTTGTGCTGATTTTACATCAGTCACAGGCACACCACCATTAGTGGATTCTTGTACAGGGATATCATCTTTTGCCATGATTATTTACCTCCCTCTAATTCGTTTTTAATTATTTTTCCATTCTCCATTGTGTTTACGAGTACATTTTGTGCTGTAAGTACACCTCGAAGTGAAAAATATAGAGATTCTCTTTTACTAGCTTCCTCTATATCAGTTCTTATCCATTGCTGAAAAATATCATTTTGGATAACTTCATAAGATTTTATTAAGAGAGGATCGGTTAATAACCTCTCAGCATCTTGTCCTTCTTTAATTTGACTGTCTTTATCTGCCATTGTCTGCTCCTATTTGGTTGATTCTATCCACAATATCTGTGGTTATAGTTTTTCTCCCAGCGAGATACCCATGAATATCATTCTTAGGAATAGATGTCTTCAAGTGTAACTCATTTACTGAAATGCGATATTTCAACATAAGTTGTTGTAATTCTGTGTTTGTAAGTTCTGATTTTTCTGTTAATTTAACCAATTATACTTTCTTCTTAGATTTTTTTGCAGTTTTAGCTGCTTTTTTAAATTGAGCATTAGTTGGCGCTCCTTTAGCACCCTTCTTTCTCATTTTTTCTTTAGAACCTGCTTTAATTCTTTTTCTTTTTGCATGAATGTTTGCGTATAATCCTTTTTTAGCCATTATTTACCTACCTTCTTCATTGCTAGTTTATGTGCTTGTGTAAAAGTTTTACCTTTGTTCATCTCTTTGCGCATAAAAGCCATATGCTTTGCAGTATGATGTACTTTATGTTTTGCAAGAGTAGCTTTTTGTCTTTTAGTTAACATTTACCTTTTTTGCCTTTTTTGCCTTTTTTTGTTGGTTTTTTATATCCGTACATAAAGTCCTCCTTAATATTTTTTTACCAATGGTTTTAATCTTGTTTTAGGATAAGTGTTTAAAGCTATTGCTACAGCTTGTTTTTGTGGTTTGCCTTCTTTTTTTAAAAGCTTTATTTTATTGCCAATTAACTTACTTCTCTTTCCTAGTTTATCGTAATCAGGATCATAATTAGAAAATGCCATTATTTAGGTCCTATTGCTACTGGTCTACCCTGGAATGTTTCCAAAGTAAGCTCAGCTTGATTTAATTCTAATTGAGATTCTTTTAATTCTAGTTCTTTTTTCTTCAGAGCAAGGTCAATAGCTGACTCCCTGGCTTTGAGTTTTAACTCTTGAGCCTTAATTTGAGTATCTATTTGCATCTCTTGAGCTTGTAACTGAAGTTTTTGTAATTCTAGTTGTGCTTTTTGATTCGCTATTTTCTCCTCTACTGTTGGTGGAGGTGGTTGTTTAGGCGGCATCATTTGCGGATTAGAAATAAACTGGTCAGGATTTTTATAACCAGCTTGTGTAATAAACTCGCTAATAGCATTGTAGATGTTATCAGAACTAACCAATGTTCCCATAGCTCCTTTGTCGACCAGGCTTTGAATAATGTTTAATATTCCTGACATTGTTTGTGTCTTTGCTGTTTGACTTCCTGATCCAACGCCAACATTAACAGTACAATTAAGCTTTTCTTTCCATCGAGATACATCTATCGGTACAAATTTACCATTGAGATAAGCTATCTTTTGCCTATCTTCGTATCTTTGTACTAGTGAATAGATGTTTCTGAATAAATCTTTAATACCTGTTTCTGCAAATATACGAGCGATTAACTCTATTCTTTGCATTGAAGCCTCAGTTACTGCGGCAACAGCTCCTGAAGTTACATGAGAAGTTAAAACATCAGGATTGAGTCCTTGTGTCATTTTAGACACGCCTGATCTTTCTTCTCTGACTCCGTCCAGGTATTGTACCATTCTGAACGCATCTCCTGATATTTGAGGAGTTGGCAGGGCTGTTACAGCTCCAGGGGCTCTCATTCTAACAATGCCGCCTGGTTTCGAGGAAAGTAAATCATCTAACTCAACTTGTCCTGCTAATACAGCGTATCTTGCGTTATTAGTTAGATACATATTGTCGAGTATGTTTCTCACAATAGTCGACTTGATTAGCTGAATATCTTTGACAGTATCAGCGATACTCATGCCATGGAACTTGTGTGGAATAGGTAATGGACAAATTGTTGAGAAAGGAATTGATTCTATTTCTTCGTTGTCTAATATTTTGTGTCCACATTTAGTAATTTTTCTTAATTCTGCTATACCATCGTTGTTATAATCTATTCTTACATAACATTCTTCTAGCCAAACTTTTCTTGATGGACCTTTTCCTGCGTCCATAGGCACAGAATCATCATCGTAACTAAATCTAGCTTGTCTTTCTTCGTTATATTCTGCGTTATTTTGGTCATAACTTGGTAAATCATCTACTACTTTTTGAGAATATCCCTCTAAAATTAGATCAGAAACTGTTTTTTTAACCCTATGACACACAAAACTAGCAGATTCTATGTCAGTAGAACGCCTGGAAACTAAAAATTCTTCAGGCGGAACAGACATTATTCTTACTTGTCCATGTATTTTAGTTCTTTTTACCTTTGCATCGTGCTCAATAACTTCAGGAGAAATCATCATTCCTTCTTCATCTACTTGTGCTTCTTGCATTATTGTTTGAGTGTGCTCTAAAACTTCTAATTCATCATTTGCTAAGATAGCTTGGTACTCTGTTTCTGTAAGATGTTCGTAATTTTCTGTACTAACTTCTTCTTTTTCTTCCCAATAATGCTTAACAACGCCTGTTTTGCTGATTAAAGCGTCTTTAAATACATCATATAAGACTTTAAATCCGTTGTTTTGCTTGTTAAAGACATAATTGACATACTCTGTTGCTTGTTTAGCCATCTCAACATCATCAGGTCCTTGTGGATCAAACTCTGCTGTGTTGTTATGCGTGGTAAATATACGCATAAGACTCGGCATAATATACTCGATTGTATCTCTAACATCAGTTGTAACAATTTCTGATCTACCTTCTATCTCATTACCAAAGGGTTCGCCCAGGTAATACTCCATAGCTTCTTCTCGTTGATGAGATAGTTCAGTATTAAAATTGCCAGAAGCAGCTTCTATTTCGTTTCCTAATCTAGAAGCCAATTCTTCATTGGTCATTTTTTTAGCCATTTATCTGCTTTTTCTCTGTAAGTTAGATTTTTTTTGTCCTTTTTTCATTTTACGATTAAATTCTGCCATCGCTTTTGTGCTAGGTCTTTTTTTCGCTCTAGGGTTCATTTTGCTAGTTGACTTAGCTGCACCACCACCTGATTTTTTAAGGGCTAATATTGCCCCTGCTTTAGTTCCTGCGCTTTTAAGTTTTGCATAAGCTGACTTAGACCCTGTTTTTTTGAGCATATTAGTACCTTTTTTCTTGTTAGCAGTACCTCCGCTTTTAGCAAGTTTTTTTCTTGCTGCTGAATTTCCAAAATAGTTTGTCATTGTTATCTCCTATACGACAGCTACATCAGGACCAATACGCCCCTTAGCTTCCCATCGTGAGTTTTTAGTTGTTGAATGTCTTAGACTCATGGCAGCGTATCTTGTAGCCGACATTAAGTCATCTTTAAGTTTGACCAGCTTTCCATCTTTACGATGATACATTCGATACTCCTCAAACCAGTCATAAAGGGTATTAAATACTTTAAATCTTCCGCTTTCCATACGATCTAGCATTTCCATAAGACCTGCTTCAACCGAATTACCACCTTTTTTCTCACCAATCGCTGGTGGGTTTTCAAAGTGGAAAGGCAGCATATTAACATAGGCATCACGATATTGTTCGGCCAGGGTAACGCCTGATCCTTTATCGTGCTGATAGCCATCATGTGGCCATACTATAGGGATATAGTCGCTACCTTCCCTTTCATTGATATGTGATGCGTGGTAACTAGGTATTTGTTTGCTCATACGATAACAATCGTAGACATAAACAATATCCTTATCTCTATCCCAGGCTAACCATACTACTGCGGTAGGGTGGTCGTAGCCAAAATCCAAGCCTGCGATTCTAGCAAAATGCTTTGGTATGGTGAAAGGATCACAGGCGATTTCTTCTTCGTTAACAGGAAATACTAACCCACTTCCTATCATTGGAATCCCTTTTGACCTCATCTCCCTTTCGTGTGGGGGTAAGGCTTGTAAAATCTGTTCTTTCATATCATCGGTTAGATGACTTGCGTCTTCCCAACCTGCCGTAATCAATGATTGTTTGGGCATTAAGTTGGAAGTAAAATTCTGTACCACCTCGGTCATGCCTGACTCAGGGGTAAAAGTCATATATACTTGCCCTCGTTTATCGAGTGTCCTTGTAATACATTGTGAATATATGTCTTGGGGCGGTTCTTCATCTAGCCATACTAGATCAATACTCTCCCCCATAAATTTTTCAGAGCCCATTTCATAGGCTTTAAAGGCAACCCTAGACCACCCACCTGATTTGTGTTTTACAAGAACCGAGGAATGTGCGTTTGGCACACCTGGTTTTCTTGTGGTTTCACCAATGAGATGTTTAGGGATTGAGCCTTTCCCCTTATCTCTTGGGTTGTCAGGTTGCCCAAATAACTCCTTCTGACAAATATCTCTAGTCGTTTCATTACTAGCGCCGCATACCCATGCTCTTATGGGCTTTAAAAATTTTTTTCCTTTCCACCATTTAGGGTATATACCTGTTAGATGTATGGACATCTCCATTGCGCCCACATAGGATTTCCCTACTCGGTTCGCTGCCATCAATAGGCGTTGATTAGCCTCCGCTCCATCTTTATGAAATCTTTTTTGGAAATCATAAGGTTGGTAGTAGTTGAGTCTGTTTTCTTCTTGTCTTTTTCCGAGGGTCTTGAGTATCTCTTGTACTCTTTGTTGATCGTTCATAATGAATTAGAGATAGTTGTCCACTCCAAGATATACCATTTTTTTTTAGATAATACAACATATTGTGTTTTTTTTATTATTTTTTACTAGATGTGGTGGAAACCATATTTCCCCACCGCTGCGTGGACTGAACATCTCTTTTCTCAGATAAATACAAAAGGGGGTCGTACCCCTATGGCTGATGATGGTTGTCTATTGTCAAAGAGAATAAGGGCTACAGCTTGTACCATAGCCCCCATAGGAAGCTTACCAGCTTTTATAAGATACTATTCTTACATTAGGATAACTATCCCATAAGTCCTCTACAGCGTCTTTGTAGTTAGGAATGGATATTGTCTTAATACGCTGGTTGCCATTCTCATCTTCTATTAAGAATTGCCATCCATATTCCATGTCTAATTGTTCTTCATGGATTATGTCTTGCTCTATGTCGTGTATTATTTTTTCTTTAGTCATTGTTATTTACCTCTGTTAGTTGTTTTATATATTGTTTAAATAATTTTAGTGCCTGTCTTTTTGTATAGAAATAATAAACCCTAGTTTCTAAATGATCGTTTATTGTTTCAGATATACGCCATGCACCTTCTTTATTTCTATCTATTATCATTTTGTTTACCTCTGTTAGTTATGGGGCTTCCCTGCCCCTGTTAAGTGTCCTAGATCATAAAATATATCAGTATTAAGATTGCCCCTTGAATACCTAGTATAGTAAAGATTGCTGTTCTTAATGAGTCAACCTGTGCTTCTAATTGTTTTATTTGAGTATTAGCCAAACTATTAATCTTAGCTTGAGCACCCAAACCCTCTTTGACTAAGTCAAATCTATTGCTAAAGTTTTTTACCGAATCAGCAAAAGTATTTGTTAGTAGTTTAACTTTATCTTCTAATGTAATCATATTTATATTCCTATGTTAATTACAGTTAATATCATTTATTAACCTTGATTAATCATAACATTATATTTAATTTAATCAAACCTTTGATCTATTTGCCCCTATCTCTTATATGCCTGTATTTATGGGGGGGGTATGAATAAAAAATCAAATGGGTGGG